TTAGGAGCAATCTTATTCTTCATTATATCATGAAAACCAGGATGTGTTCTACTCATCTTGTCTCTCCATTCACCAACCTCACCAGAGGCAGGGCATGTAGATGGATCACTCCAATCTCTATCCCATTCTGGATTGTCATCTTTCCACTGACCCCACTCGTGAACACTAAGTCTTACTTCTTTTTGTTCACCAGTTTCTTTGTTAATCACTGGGTAAGTCGCCATCGTCTCCCTCCTTTACTTTATTAAATCCAAATGGACCTGCTCCCTTTTCTTCTAGTGCTAGCTTCAGTGCAACACCACCAATTGCTTCCATAACTTTAATGACTTGCTCAGGTTTGGCATCCTCACCAAGTTCTTTGGCAACGTACCAATACTTAGGCCAAAATGTTTGACCTGCTAATTCATAATCTTCTAACGTTAATAGTTTCATGTCCACTCCAGTGCTTCCGCACAAATAGGTAATTCATTTACAAATACATCGCGACATTGTTGAGCGATATCCATGTGTTCTTTCTGTGTTCCATGAGCAGAACGCAGATCGATATAGTGCATCCACGAACGAACTGATCCGCTCATGTAGATTTTTGTGGGCACCGCCAAAGGAAGCACAAATCTAGCACATTCCTTTGCCACACCATGATCAAGCATAGTCTGGTATAGATCCATAGAAGAAGCAAAATGCCTCTCGATAGCAATCTCAAACTCTTGCTTATGAAAAGCATCTAAATCATCAGTAGAATTCTGACGATTCTTTTTATCCTGACGACGTAAATCAGGTAGAGGAATACGATCTGCTAGCATAGAACTATCAGCATACCGTTGAGAAAACTCTTGGAATGTAAAAGATCTATGCCTCAGGATCTGAGCTGCGATTCCGCGATTCGTTTCTATCTCTAGTGTCATGAACGCTTGTTCAAATACAGACCAGTGATTATGTTTGATACAATAACTAAGGAGTCCCGATACTTTGGGGTTGTCCTGATTGTTCGGGTTGCTCACCCTCGCTACGTACCCCATCATCTTCTCCGCTTCTGGAGTTATAGAGACTAGACGGACTGACCCATGTTGTTGCTTCATTCTTGAATCCTTTGCTCATCATTTCACGTTTTTTCTTGAGACCTAACTTCGCAGCACGTAACTGCAGTCGCATGTAATGGATCTCTTCATCAGTATACATCATCGGATTCTTATCCGCAAGCTTAATCGCTTTCTTTGCTACTTTAATTGTGTCTTTAAACCTCAATTGGTTACCTCTTCTAAGTATTGAAGAAATGCTTTCTCAGCACCCTCCGTTGATTTATTGCCCTGGGATACCCAATGATGACAGAATTCATACAGATGCTTTCCTGTTTTTAATTTCAAATAATGTTTCAATTTAATAAACACATCAGCACGAAGAAGCATACGTTCATCGCTGTATCTCCAATCAGATTCAATATCCATATATTTATGGGTAGTATCAACACATCATAGCACAAAAAAAGAGGGGTCGCAACCCCTCTTGATGATCTTATGCTAAGATTCTCCTACAAATACGTTTACATAATGACTGACCTTCTCGACATTCGATTAAGCATTCATAGTATTCATTAATTGTTTCTAGTTCCTCTTGTGATTGTTTTACGGATGATTCAAAATTTCTCCACTCATGTAGTTGATTGAATGGTATTAAATTATGCATGATAAACCTCCTTGGTATAGAATAAAACTAAATCATAACTAAGATTTATTTCTTACATCACTAGTCCCCATTTCTATAACTAATTATAAGGGTTTCCTAACATTTTAGCATCCGTAAATATGCTTAAAAATAAATAGGCACAAAAAAAGAAGGGCGTTAACCCTTCTTTTACAAGTTTACAAGTAACTCACTTACTGTAGGTACGACCACGATAACAGAATGTGCCGTGGGGTTCCTTTAATTCGACACAACGTGTAGTATACTCAACACCACGATATGAAGTGTGTGTAATCTGTGCGTCGTGAAGAGCAGATACTTTATTGATCTGCTTTCTGATGATGTTTAGTGTGTTCATTTGTCAGTCTCCTGAAGTTAGGGTTTTTAATCCCCGTTCCTTCAGTCGTGTGCGTCCCAGAAACACTCAGGGGTAGATTCCTTTACGGTCTCTATCAACTCTACCTTAAAAGCATTTGAGATATTTTCATTTGCTTTCATCTTAAGCATGATTGTATCAGCTTGTTGGCAGGTGAGTGATGAATAGAATAATAGTTCTAACATGGGATGAACGGCTCCGTTCCGCGACTTACTTGCGTCCTCCTTGCGGGGGATGAACGTATGGTAATTATACCATACTTTATTTATGATCGCAAGTCAAGTTCCAGATAGATAAAATGCATCTCCTCTCGCATGACAGACTCTCTTGACCTGTGCGTCATAGATAGGAACTGTTCCAGCACCAGTGATTAAATTCTTAGCAAAGTCAAATGCTTCTTTAAATCTACCAAATTTATACACATCGTCATAAGTTTTAGCAGACATAAGAACACCATCCTTCCTCCATGTCTTCATCGTATGCCAGACAGTAGGTTCAGATAATTTACGATAGAAAATACACCAGTTACCAGTTTGATTTGCACTCATTTGCTTTTCTTGTTAGGATTTTGCCAGAGTTTAGGATTAGCTCTACCCTCTGTTTGTTTCATACTAATCACACTATGATACTTGTCCCAATAATGATCAAATATCTCTGATTGCTTGGCAGATATAACAATGTCATGTTGAACACCACCTTCAACACTATACTCAATAATGTAAGCGGTACATGGTAGTGATGTATCTTTTGCTAATTCAGGATCACAATTTTCATGAAGTAAATTCAAGAGCGACCTCCCCATTGAATCTGGGGATATGCTTCTTCAACACACTGCTTAGTAATCTTCCAACGTTTGCCTAGTTTCTTGTCCTTCATCAAACATAATACCTCTGCTTCTCCATGATGAAGACCTTCGAGGAGTTGAATGAACAAGGTTTCACGACGACTTTGAGATACATTCGCTCCACCTTTAAAGAAGAGATAGAGTTTACGATACTCATGAACTAGTTTCGTATGCTCTGTATCTTCTGGTGCTTCATTCTTTTCATAGGGAACTTCACCTTCCGGAAGCATAGAAATAATGCTCTCATCAAAGTTGGCAATTAGAATTTGCCTGAGTGCTGGAGAGTTATGCTCCACCAAAAGTTTAATTTTTTGTGCCTTAGTCTTAGCGTTGCTTATTTTTTGCAGCACTTCATTCAGTAATAATTGCATGACCTAATTAATATCATAAGTGTATTTATTCTTCTTCAAGTTCCTCTTCATCTACAAAGCGAACTGATAGAAGTTCTTCGTTGATCCATTGACCGTCTCCATCTAACATTTCTGGGTGGATGTTATCTTCTTGCATACGATACATGTACTCATGGAGTTTTTCGTTTGCTGTCCACCCAGCAATCACACCTACACATAAAAATATAAAAGAAACAGTTGCTGAGAAATAAACTATGGTTGCTTGCGTCATTGGTTCAACTCCAATTTAAATTTGCTTGCTGTCCCACAAAAGTTCAAAGTTGAAATAGACTCTTCGCTTTAGTAGGGTAAAAAACCTAGTGATAGCGATACCTTTTGATGGGGGTTTCGCTTCTTCCTTTTCTGCCTTCGCCCCCCGAAGCATTAGTTCTATGCCTTTATTTATTTTAAGATCTTTCACTTTTTTGGTGCAGAGACTAATCCATTTTCCAATAAGAATTTAGCAGTCTCTACCAGACCACCAATTTCTTTTCCATCCATAATAACATAAGGAAAAGAACTTGCTTCGGGATAATCGACACGAAGTTCATCTCCGTTATTACACAACTGCTCATCATATTCAGTGATGTTCGCACGTTCAAAGAGTTGCTTTAACTTACTACAATAAGAACACCCTGGTGTAGAATAAACTTTAATCTTCATTGTACTTTTCCAATAACCCAAGACATCATACCATAAGGTGTGTCAGAAATCAAGGTCTGAGTTAGTTCTGCTACATCTGGTGGCACAACTAAACAGAATCCAATACCACAGTTGAATACATTACGCATCTCTTCCTCAGCAATGTCTCCTGCCTCTTGGATCTTGGTAAAGAGTTCTGGTCTCTCCCAAGCAGAATAGTCAACGTCAACTGTGAGACCCCTTGGAAGGCATCGTGGGAGGTTCTCAGGCAGTCCTCCACCTGTGATGTGTGCCATGCCTAGGATAGGAACTTCATCCAACAGGTGCTGGATCAGACGAGCATAGATGGTAGTTGGAACCAACAGCTCGGGCATCTCCTTATAGAAAATATAATTTCTCCACAGCATATCATTGACCAGTGTGTATCCATTACTATGAAGACCACTACTCTCAATACCTATGACTACATCACCTGCTCGGATGTTACTACCATCAACAATCTGATTCTTCTCTACAATACCAGTACAGAAACCAGCAAGGTCATAATCATGTGCCCTGAAATGCTCTGCTGTTTCTCCACCAATAAGTTCCATCCCCGCCATTGTACAACCAACATTAATCCCATACACAATGTCACTCACATTAGCATCAAGTGTTTTGGCAGAGACATAATCTAAAAAATATAATGGTTTAGCACCAGAACATATAACGTCATTGACGCACATAGCAACGAGATCCTGACCAATAGTGGTGTAATCATCAGCAATCCTACAGATATTAATTTTAGTTCCGACACCATCAGCACCAGATACTAGCACAGGTTTCTCATATCCTGATGGGACCTCCATCATTCCACTGAAACCACCATCAATCTTAGGTGCCAATACCTTTAGATACTCTACGAAAGATCGACCTTTAATAATATCAACGCCAGCAGTTTTGTAGTCCATTAGTGAATTTCTCCTTTGATAATTTGTTCACGGTTCTTTAGTTTCCATACAATGTAGTCCATGGTAGGGACACACTGAGGATTCCATCCAGCAAAAGTTGAGTGTTCTCCACTTGGTATCTGCCAACAGGGGGAGTCATCGTTTTCAAGGTCTAGTGACTCACGGTATGCTTCATCACCTAGTAGGACAACTGCTCTCTCTGCCTGGTTTAAGCTAGTGAAACAAGAAAAACAATTCTTCTTAATCTCATCAGGGATTTCGTGTTTCATTGAATAGCAAGGGGTTGTAGTCTCTCAAGGATCTCACGATAAGCAGGGACAATATCACCTTCATCGTTTCTGAATAGATCCTTATCGAATCTTTCATCACCACCAATCTTCCACAATCTCATACTATCGGGACTGATCTCATCAGCAAGTAGCAACTCACCATGTGCAGTGTATCCATACTCAACTTTAAAATCAACCAGATCAATACCTAAGATGTAGAACAATGAACGGAGAATGTCATTGATACGTAGAGTCAAGTCAATAAAAGGTTCAGGATCATATCCCATCAGACGCACACGATCTCTTGTCAACAGAGGATCATGCTTGTTATCATCCTTCAAGAAGAACTCAACAATAGGATGTGGTAGTGAGTAACCTTCTTGGAGAGTTGTCTCACGGACAATAGATCCAGCAGCACGGTTCCTACAAATAACTTCCAGTGGAACGATGTCTACTTTCCTACAGATCATCTTGTTAGCACCAACCATATTAATATAATGTGTTGGGATATGTTCTTTGGCAAGTTTCTCAAAGATAAGAGCAGAGATACTACAGCAGAGGGATCCCTTTCCTAAAGGATGATCAACCATCTCACCGTTGCCTGCTGTCACCTTATCATGATACTCAATGATGACACGATCAGCATCATCACCAGCGTATACAGTTTTGACCTTGCCTTCTACAATTACTTCCATAGAAATAGGGCGTTTAACTTTCATAGTATACAATAAAAAAGCACTCCCGTCAAGGAGTGCTGTGTCGGTTTAGGAGGTGGTCTGAATGGACAGTCTGGACACCCAGCACCACAACATCCTCTAGAAAGGTTCAGTGAAGTGCTTACCGATAACTTCGATACGTTCTTCTTCATGAGCGATGATATCTAGTTGTTCCTGAATAGCAGCAAGCACATCAGGGTGCTCACCAATACCAACAGGATTGTGTAGGTATACTTCTACGTTTGCTTTTGCTTTGGCAATATTACCTTGGGCATCAGCAAGTAGAGCATCTAACATTTTAACGCGAAGATTACAAGACATAATAATTTTGGATTTGTTTTATTTATTGTATAGATCTTCCAGTTTTTCTCTAGAGAAATCAACATACATTAACTCTTCACCTGCTTGTGGTGCTTCTGGATGACGTGGTTTAGGTCTATTCATTTCTACTTTAATAGATTGAATGTTAACCCACATCATAGCGAAGGCACCACCAGCAATAAGAGCGAAGCATATAAAGTATAACGTGACTTCAAATTGGTTCACAGTGCGTTACCTCTAGGTAGAACTTCTTCAGGGAAGATGAAGTTTTCATGTGGTTGATCAGCAGGTGCCAACCAAGCACGTAGTCCTTCATTCAATAGGATGTTCTTTGTGTAAAACGTCTCGAACTCAGGATCTTCTGCTGCTCTGATCTCTTGACTTACGAAATCGTAAGCACGAAGATTGAGAGCAAGACCAATAATGCCAATAGAGGATGTCCATAGACCCATAACAGGCACAAACAACATAAAGAAATGAAGCCACCGCTTGTTAGAAAACGCAATGCCGAAGATCTGCGACCAGAAGCGGTTTGCAGTGACCATAGAATAAGTCTCCTCCTCTTGCGTTGAATCAAATGCCTTAAAGGTGTTTGCCTGTTCCCCATCTTCATACAGAGTATTCTCTACTGTTACACCGTGGATTGCTGATAGCAATGCTCCACCCAGTATACCAGCAACTCCCATCATATGGAAGGGGTTGAGGGTCCAGTTGTGGAAACCCTGAAGAAACAATAGGAACCTGAAGATTGCTGCTACCCCAAAGGAAGGAGCAAAGAACCATGAAGACTGACCCAGTGGATAGATAAGGAAGACGCTGACAAAGACAGCGATAGGACCAGAGAATGCAATAGCATTGTAAGGACGGATACCAATGAGACGTGCCAGTTCAAACTGACGGAGCATGAATCCTATGAGGGCGAAGGCACCGTGGAGAGCCACGAAATTCCAGAGTCCCCCAAGTTGGCACCACCGCTGGAAATTCCCCTGAGACTCAGGACCCCAAAGTAGAAGAAGAGAATGACCCATAGCATCAGCAGGCGTCGAGACAGCTGCCGTAAGAAAGTTAGCACCTTCAAGATAGGAAGAAGCAAGACCATGGGTGTACCAACTCGTGACAAAAGCTGTGCCAGTAAGCCAGCCACCAATGGCAAGATAAGCAGTGGGAAGAAGTAGTAGTCCAGACCAGCCCACAAATACAAAGCGGTCGCGTTTAAGCCAGTCGTCCAAGACATCAAACCACCCCCTTGTTGGTTTTGTAAGTGTACTTGTCGTCATTTTTAATTTACCTTAGTTAAGTTCTAAAAAGAATTTTGTTTGATCTGTTTTGGTATTTTCGTAGATAGATGAATCACCATATGTTTTATGATCTTTGTATCCTACCATACGACCTTTAGTATTCTGAATAGCACCCATCATAGCAATGATGAGGAATATAGCAGGTGGTCCGATAATTAAAGCACCGCCAATCACATAGTAAGTAAGCAGTTCGATTAGATCGTGAGACATAAAACTTTACATTATTAGGGAAAAAAATACCCCGAAAATTTTTCGGGGTATTATAGAATCAACTATTGGATTTTGAAATCAACCAACAGAAGGTGCGACAAGTGCTACAGGTGTAGACTCAGCAGCAGCAAGGTCGAGGGGGAAGTTATGAGCGTTGCGCTCATGCATAACTTCCATACCCAAACCTGCACGGTTCAATACGTCCGCCCATGTGTTAAGGACACGTCCTTGACCGTCAAGGATGGACTGGTTGAAGTTGAAACCGTTGAGGTTGAACGCCATGGTTGACACGCCAAGAGCAGTGAACCAGATGCCGACAACCGGCCACGCAGCAAGGAAGAAGTGCAAAGAGCGTGAGTTGTTAAAGGATGCATATTGGAAGATCAAACGACCAAAGTAACCGTGAGCGGCGACAATGTTGTATGTCTCTTCTTCTTGTCCGAACTTGTAACCGTAGTTCTGTGACTCAGTTTCAGTCGTCTCACGGACGAGTGAAGATGTAACCAAAGAACCATGCATGGCGGAGAACAATGAACCACCGAAGACACCTGCGACTCCCAGCATGTGGAAGGGGTGCATCAGGATGTTGTGCTCTGCTTGGAAGACAAGCATGTAGTTAAATGTACCAGAAATGCCAAGTGGCATTGCGTCTGAGAATGAACCTTGACCGAAAGGATAGACTAGGAATACAGCAGATGCTGCTGCTACTGGAGCAGAGTATGCTACACAGATCCAGGGACGCATACCTAAACGGTATGAAAGTTCCCACTCACGTCCCATGTAGGCGTAGATGCCGATCAGGAAGTGAAATACTACGAGTTGGAAAGGACCACCGTTATACAGCCACTCATCAAGTGATGCGGCTTCCCAGATGGGATAGAAGTGAAGACCAATTGCGTTGGAAGATGGTACAACTGCACCAGAGATGATGTTGTTACCATACATGAGTGAACCAGCGACGGGTTCACGGATGCCGTCGATATCCACAGGGGGAGCAGCGACGAAGGCGACGATGAAACAGATGGTTGCTGCCAACAGAGTTGGAATCATCAGTACG